CATAAGTTTCAAAAACTTCAACAATAAAACCCAACTTACGCTTGCCTTCAGCAACCACTTGAATGTAATCTTTGGTGCTAGGAGCAAAATCTTGTTTTGCATACAAGCGGCGACCTTCTTTGGTACGCTTGTCGGTCTTGTAAATCTCTAGGGTATATGCAGTAAGCTTAGACATTTGAATCTCCTTATCAGTGACTATAACGATAGTATACTGCCAAACGGATTTATTGTCAAATTTCGGGAAAAGATTTTTTATGTTTTTGTTGTCTTTTGTACAACAGTTTACTTTTGACAACTTTTGGCTTGAAAGGGAGGTCGTTATCAAAAAGAACACGGTGTGCCCTTGTTTTGATTGGTGTTGCAAAAGTAATAACTTCTCGCTTCATGATAATAAAATAGTAACAATGTTCACAATACCATTATTATAGCAATATTTGGATTTATTGTCAATCCAAAGTAAATTCAAATTCTTTTACACTTTTGATAATAAAACTACGCCATGCTTTGATATCGGTATCATAAACTGCAATGTAATCTTTATCTTTATTTTTCTCTCGTTTATCTTGTACGCTTTCAACCAATGGTATTACATCAGGACTAAGTGTGCAATTCATAGTACGTTCAGTACCATCTTTTTTAGTAAATGTAATTTTAACATTTCTTTCAGAGAGTAAAACTTTTATCCACTGGTCAAAACGTTTCCAATCATTATCATTCCAATCTTTTGTTACGTTTTTTGATACTGTCATTGTTCTACTCCTAAAACTTCAGTTGCTTCATTAATTTTTACCATGTCATCAAAAAATCTATAACCATCTTCTATAAGTCGCCGTGTATAAAACTTATTGAAGAAAAATGCCATTAATATTTGTACGGGTAACCATGTAAGTGTTATTACACCAAACAACCAAATTAAAAAATGCATCAATGCTAGTGGATAGTGCCCACGAAATACTGGCACCCAAAAGCCAAAAAACAAATAGGTCCAGCTGAACCCATAGTAACCTCTTTTTATTATACCCGTATTAGGGTGTCTCATTCTAATAGATTTTGCCATTATTCTTTCATAGGTGTGAAAAATGCGTCCTTGATCTTTTCAGGTGTCCATGACTTTAGATAGTCATTGTCGCTATAACAAAGTTTAACTGCATCTTCCTCTGAAATAACACGATGACTGGATATTGTCTCTCCTAAATGCAACTGACTAAATTCTTTTGCTTCTTCCATAGTTACAGTATCCAATGCCCATTCTGTTTTACCAGCTGGTACTTGAACACAATATCTATGTCTAAACATTTGTACAGTTTCAACCAAGACCCACTCTGTATTTACACTTTTTTCTACTTTTGATAGGATTACACTTCCGTTTTCTTTGATATCCCAATGTAATTCATCACCCTCTTTTAGATTAAGGTCCTTAATAATTCCGTCTGGTAGCTGTATGGCATGTTCACCATCTTCATTGAGAAAAACTTCCATTTGTCCGTATATCACTTTATATAATTCTCCGCATAGTGTAGGGCTAAATCATAGTTTTCAAAATTTGTGACAAAACTATGTCCCATATCATTAGTCACAACAACAAAAAACTTTTTGTCGTTTTCCTTAAAAATAATACTTCGTTTAGTACTCGTCTGGAATATCTGCAGAGGTTTCATCTTCTGTGGCTTCTTTCCAATCCATACCTACATAATATTCGAGCAGCACTTCCATTGCTTTTTTGTATCGTTTGTTTGCTTTAAGATCCTCTTTTTGATACTCTTTGAGATTGGGTTTTTGATCCTTAAGCCGTTTAATATCTTCCTTAAGCATTTTGTAATCTTGGATCATTACGCTACGGAAAATATTATCAACTGCATCATTACTAAGTTCAATTTTCATCATCATTCTCCAACTGAATTTTATCTAGTTCATCTTTAATTTTGGCGTAGCGTTCTTCACGCTCTTTTTCTTCTTTAATGCCATGTTCAGTCAATTCTACATCACTTTCGCAATAAGGACAAATCTTTCGGGGGTCATCAATTTCATTACCCTCTTTATCTTCCCAAAACCATTCAGCATCATAACTTTGTCCAGTCCATTTACACTTCGTACATTTATGTGTAGGCTCAGGCGGAGGAGGTTCGTGATGCCAACTATCGTCATCACCATACTCGTATGTAATTTCGTACCCACCCTTACGGTCTGTCCACCAATCGTCGTATTGACGATCCCATTCTAATTCAACATCATTGTCCCAGGCATCTTGAATGATAGAATCAATATCCGCTTCGCCTGCTTCAACTTCTTGCCACAGTTTTTCTAGTTCATCTTCATCCATGTCTGGATAAATTTCTTCTAACATATCCTTGGTGAATTCAAGTGCAAATTGACTATCTACTTGATGCCATTCGTGTTTAACCAATGTAACCATAATTTTCCTTTATGCTGTAATCCAATTATCATCTTTTTGCAAAACAAGGGTTTCAGCCCCATCATACTCGTCAATACGAAACTTCTCACCTTCAGGTACCCAAACTATATGCAGTCCATCAATACCACCAAAGTACGCATCTTTGCCATAAAACTTTTCAATGTGTTTTAGTATCATTTCATCAGGCCAATCAAGTTCAATCATTTTTACAACATCAGGATCAAACAACAATTCAGGAATATTATGCCAAGAATACCACCCAGCACCAAATCCTGCTGACACAATTACAGCTACCTTCCCATCTCTTACTAATTTGTTCATTTTATTGTTTTTTTAACCTCGCACACTTTGCCCTGACTTCAAGTGGAGTATTGTCTAATTTTTCTGCTAGTTCACAATCATAGGTAACACTATACTTTTCAATGTCATTTAGTCTTAACCAACTGTAAACACCAAAACCAAAAAACAACAACCAAGATACAATCAAGGCACAAGTGGTAAGGAATAATTGCATTTGTAATCTACGCATATTGATATTATATATTATTTTTATTTAAATGTATTGAGTTTTGGTGAATATTGTTTGATAAGTTCAACCTCACGTTTGTGTGCTAAAGCCTTACCACGTACAATTTCGACAATGCCGTAGTTAAAAACTTCAGTGCCATATTTACGAATGTTGTCATACAAGCCCCAAGCTTTGTTTTCAGCGTAGGCTCGTTGTACATGCTTGCGTATACGTACATGTAGTGATTTTTTGACTGTACTATTCACTCCTGTAATACCAATATACTGCTCGTTTGTTGCAGTATTAGTAATTACATAAATGACATGATTACGGTCTGATCTACGTTTTCTCATCATGCCATAATTATAGCACTAATTGCAATTATTGTCAAGTTTGGATAAATGTTGCTTTTTTGCTAACTGTAGACATTCTGTTAACAATTTGTCAACACGATTGTCCACATCTATTTCCCATGGGCAATTTTTATAGTCATCATAACTCATTTCTTCTGGCAGTTTATTTCCATAAGGAATGTTTCTCCAATAGTAATGACCACCTTTTATATCTAACATGCCCACATGTCGTTGATGTATATGAATTAATTCATGCACTACAATTTTAGGAACTTGATCTAATGACAAATTTACATTTATTCCAAACCTATTTTTAACACGTTGATCGATACCACCATATACATTATCTAAGAAAGGATATAAACACACCTGTAATTTATTTGGAAGTTCAATAAGAGAACCCAATGCATTTGCAAGCGATTTAATCATTTGCTCATGCACTGGGCTTCGCGGGGTGTTTTGATAATAAAAACTTACTTCAATCAATGTAAAATCCTACTATCAACAAAATCATAATACTGATGCACTTGTTCAATTATATCATCTTTGTTGTAGCCTAATTGTGCTAGTAACGGTAATATTTCTACTAGAACACCAAATACTGCTGTGCCATATATGTAATCTTCATCTTCGTTTCCAAAGTCGAATTCATGCAACAATGGCATTATCTTTGTTTCTATAAATTCACTTGCCTTTTTACCGCTTTCTTCATACTGCCAATCTTCATAAACTTCTTCTTCTAATTCTTCTACTTCAGTTATTTTGCTCATGATTGGACTCACTAAGTTAAGTACTACATTATTATTTATATCTGTATGCTTCTCAGACTTCTTTCAATTAAATATTTTCTTTCTTGGCTAGACCTAGCACCTAAAATAACTAGGTTATATAATTTGTCGTGTTTGCTTACTAGCATTGTTATACAAAAACCGGCTGCATTAGTAAATCCAGTTTTTAGTGTTACCATACCTTCTTTTCCAAAGAAATTAATAGTTGGTCTTGCTGTAATTGTGTACGTTTTTTTACCTTTTGTTGCCTGCACTTTATAACTTTGACTTTGTGCTGCCTCTCTAACAATGTTAAACTGGCTTACTGCATTCGTCAAAAATATAATATCTTTACTTGAACTTACATTTCCTGCATGTAAACCTGTTGGATCATAAAATACTGTATTGTTCATAAACAAATCTTTAGCATTTTTGTTCATTTGTGCTATAAACATATCGTAACCACCTACATAGTTATCTGCAAGTGTTTTAGCTGCTAGATTATCACTATGTATAAGAGAAAGCATTATTAAGTCTTTTCTTGAAAGACGCATGCCTTTGCTAATGCGTGTGTTATTAGAAAGTGTGCTGGTCACAGGAATAATTTCATTCATATCCTGTTTAGCATTAATAACAGTATAAACCGTCATAAGTTTACTAATGCTGGCAATACTGCCGCGATGTTCTGGTAGTGTGTTTTCTAAAATATCGTTATCAGTTACGTTAACCAATAATACAGTAGGACTTGTTTGTATTACATGACCTCTTTTTTTGTATTGTTTAACTACTTGGTGTTTATGATATTTTTTTGTTTTTTTAACTTTGTGTTGTTTTGCTTCAACACAAGTAGTTGCAAAAATTAGTAGGGTAAATAATAGTAATTTCTTCATATAGTATTTAACACGTATGTTGCAGTGTACAATATACGCAGTTAAAATACTAGTGAATAGGACTATAAAAAATAGCCAAAAAAATAGACCCCAAAGGGTCTATTTTACATAACTGGACCGTTACCGTTCCTAAATCCTACAGTACCACCTTCCTCTTTGATACGTTTGATTACCTCTTCAAACAGTATTGGACGATAATCTGTATGTTCTACACATACACAGTGATATCTTGGATCAATCACATATTCTCCAAAGATTTCTGCTTTTACTCTATTATAATGCAGATGTCCGTGAATGTTAGTACCAAAACGTGCTAGGCTTTCACTATGCATTGGAATGTGACTTAGTATCATCCCATTCATTACATGATAACCGCGAATGTCACGAAAATAAGGAGTGTATTCTTCCAATCTAAAGATATCGTGATTACCTTTGATTAGTACCTTATCTCCGTTTAACCTAGCTAATGTCTTTAATGCTTTACGATTGATAACTACATCACCTAAATGGTACACTTTGTCGTTGGGTCGAACTGTTTCATTCCAACGTTTTACCATTTCTTCATCCATTTCATCTGGGTCATCCCATGGACGTAGTTTTGTACCATCATCACGCAGGAATTTACATACGCCAGCGTGACCAAAATGTGTGTCAGAAACTAAAAAATTTGCTGGCATAATTAACTCCTATAAATGGTTGCGGGAAACAGGAATCGAACCTGATGTTTCTGGCTTATGAGACCAGCGAGTAAACCGTTTCTCCCTCCCGCCTCTGTTTTAACCTGTTCTATGAATTATGTGATAACCAAAGTTTGTTTGAATTGGCTCACTTAATTGCCCTACATCAAGTCCAAATGCTGCATCTTCAAATGGCTTAACCATTTGACCACGTGTAAATGTTCCTAAATCACCACCTTGTGATCCACTAGGACATTTTGAATTCGCTCTTGCAACATCTTCAAATTTTCTACCTGATATAATATCATTACGTAAACCTGCTGCCTTGTCAAGGCTTTCTACTAAAATATGACTTGCACGTATAGTTTGCATTTTATAATCCTTTTGTAATTGTAAGGCTACTTACTCCCGTAAGCCCCTCACTGAGTTGTTGCCCTGTCCACTGACGATCCTTATGGATTGTGCCAGCTAAACCTACGATTTTTCTTGCACCCATGTAAGCGGGCTTTGAGGCAGTTGATCGTATGCGCCCTAGCATTATGGTGAAGCTAATTACCCCCTTTCATAACGCAGAAGGGCCTGCGGGATACTTGGAGCATCGGGCAGGATTTGAACCTGCGACTTTACGGTTTTGCAGACCGTTCCTTTGGGCCACTCAGGCACCGATGCAATGTTTGGCTCCGGTGGAGAGAATCGAACTCCCACTAACGGTTTTGGAGACCGTCGCACTGCCATTATACTACACCGGAATAATATACTATTTAAGTTTTTTTAAATACTCTTTTGGGTTAATTAACCCTCGTTCAATTTCTTCAAGTGCAGTCATAGTAGTACCGTTTTTTGTAACTATTTTAGGTGCATGTTTATTTTTTAATTCACGTACTCTAGCACTTGCTATTAAAACTAAATCATAAATCCCACCAACATTTTTTGCTGCTCTTTCACTTGTTCTATCACTCATAAATTTCCTTATTGGTAGGGGATAACGGGGTCGAACCATTGACCTTCGCCTTGTAAGGGCGCTGCTCTACCACTGAGCTAATCCCCTGTTACTGGTGCGCATGGAGGGACTTGAACCCCCACCCCGTAAGACTAGTTCCTAAGACTAGCGTGTCTACCATTCCACCACATGCGCAAAAAACTTGGTACCCGGAGCCGGACTCGAACCGGCACGCCTTGCGGCGAAGGATTTTAAGTCCTTTGTGTCTACCATTTCACCACCCGGGCATACAATTTTGGAGCGGGGTAAGAGAATCGAACTCTCGGCTTTAGCTTGGAAGGCTAAGGTATTACCATTATACGAACCCCGCATTTGGTGCCTCCGACAGGACTCGAACCTGTAACCAACGGATTATGAGTCCGCTGCTCTGACCAATTGAGCTACAGAGGCAATCTAACTTTTAAAAGAACAATCAAGCAATATAGATATTATACTGCCTACTACTTATATTGTCAACTACTCTATAAAATCATCTGACCCAAAATATTCACTTACTTTTTGTTTTGCTTCCTCTTCGTTTAGTGCAGGAAGTGAAACAGTTGCAATATTATCTTTGATATGAATATTAAAGGGTACTACACCAACAGGTAACCAGTTATCCTCTACACGAACCTTAATTGTGTATTCTTTAAGGTTCATTAATCTATCAATTACTTGTTTAGTTAGATCACTAGGATGTGGCATAGTTTATTAATGGTGCCCTTTGACAGAATCGAACTGCCAATAGATGATTACAAATCAACTGTTATACCATTTAACTAAAAGGGCGTATTCTTATTTACTTCTACTGTCTATCGCACGTTGAATTTTTCCACGATGTTTAGGGCGACAAGTTTCAAGCATTTTGGTAAGTTGTTCTATATTAAGAGGACCTAATTTAGGTTTACCTGTTTTTGTTTTCATTGGATCACGTTTACTATCTTTTTTTACACTCATATAATCCTCATTATAAATTTGGCTGACCAGACAGGGCTCGAACCTGTGACCCTCTGATTAACAGTCAGATGCTACTACCAACTGAGCTACTGGTCAATAAACTTTTACTACAAAATTCTTGGCGGAGCGTATTAGATTCGAACTAATGGTACACATTTCTGTATACGACGGTTTAGCAAACCGCTGCCTTCGACCACTCGGCCAACGCTCCTTAAAATTATTTACTTTTAGTACCTATATCTTCTATTTTTTTATCGAATTCTAAACGGTTATAAAACAAACTATAAACTAAGTAAAACATTCCTGCAAAAGCCAATGCACCAACTACAGTAATAGGAAGAAAATGTGCTACCATGGCTGATACAAAAACTACTATAAAGAATGCAATCGTTTGCAATACTGCTTTTAATCTCATGTTCATGATATGCCTTTCATCAATCATTAATAGTGATTGTATAACAGATAGGATTTATTGTCAAGCATTTAAATATTGTTTAAATTTTAACTTTATCCAAAAAGTGTTGCATACTTTGCAACACACTATCCCAGTCACCTATAACTGGTTGTCTGAATATTCTAGCACTATTATACCAAGGATGCAAGCTAGTACCTAACAAATATCTCCAATCTACTGCATAATTGTTCAATGGAATCCATAGTGGTTTTCCCATTGCCCCTGCTAAATGTGCGATAGCAGTATCTACACTTATCACTAAATCTAAGTGATGCAACAATCCTGCTGTATCACCCCAATGTCGTATGCTGCTGGGAAACACTCGTAATGGTGAATTAAGTATATAAGGTGTTTCTTCTTCATTTGCATCCGCTAATAAGTTTATCCATTCAATATCGGGTCTTGCATCCACTAATGAAAGCATTTTAGCGACATGCATGCCTTTGTGTTGATTTATCCAACTGTCTTTTCTACCACTCCAACACACGCCAACACGCATCTTAGTTTTAGGTCCTAATCTACTACGCCAAGGCTCAATATATTTTGGTAAAGCTTCAATATAAGGTCTACTATCTAAATTATCTAGTGTAATGTTTAATACTCTTGCTAATGACATGGTAGTGATGTAATAATCGTAATCAGTTAAATCATCACGGTTATCGCTAATTTGATATACATAAGGATTATTTTCAAATAACTCACACATGCCCATGTGCGTATGAAATACAACTTTACCGCCTAATTCATGTATATTTTTAAAAAAACGAACAAACTGTATCGTGTCACCTAATCCTTGTTCCCAAAGAACAAGTAACTTTTTATCACGTAAATCTTGTCCTTCCCACATAGGTTTATCTAATTGTGGAAGTGTGCCTGCTAAGTGTTCATATTGCCAACGCCACTCATACTGTTTGAATCCACGTTCTAAATCACCAGCTAACAAATATGCCACGCTTAGATTAAATTGTGCTGTTACATAATTTTCATCTAATGCGACTGCATGTTGTAAGAAAGGTATCGCACGTTTAGGTTCACCCATTTCACGTAATACATTACCATAATTATTCCATGCATGTATGTTTAATGGTTCTTTTATAAAAGCTTCTGCATAACACTCTAAAGCTTTATCAGGCTCTGTGTTATTTCTATAATTGTTTCCTATATGTACTAATTCGTCTGGTGTCATAATATTTTGGCGGAAGCGGGCGGAGTTGAACCCCCAAGGCGCTATTAACGCTCAACTGTTTTCAAGACAGGTACCGTCGCCAATCGGTTTGCGCTTCCTTTTATTTTTGGCTTTATATGTAGGCAATTGTGAATCACAATTACTACAAACAAATCTTAAGTTGCTTAATCTGTTATCATTATTTACACCATTGATATGGTCTAAAATTAAAGTCATAGGCTTATCTTGCCATACAGGTCCTATACCGCATATACCACATATGTATTCAATAAGATTTCTAGTTTTTATTCTAGCTTTTACACTGTGCCTAGCCATAGTTGAATTTTCGCAGAAAACAACTTCGTCTGGATATTTTTCATCAAAGTGAGCAGGTCTACCTGTTTTTAGTCCTGAATTCCATGGTATAGCACCTTTTTTTCTGCCTGCGTTAGGTGATCTAGTATATTTTACTCTGTTAGGATTGTCCGCACATACCTTTTCATGTGCAGAAAGCGACCCTTTATTGTTGATTTCTCGTTGACAATGTATGCAGTTCATAATAGTATCCTCTACTATTATTTATGCTTTAACGCAAAAATTCGTCAAATTACTGCGTTCAGCCATTCTTCCTTTTTAAAATCATTGCTACATAAGTACCTGTAAATGCTCCAAGCAATGCAGGTATCAACATAAGGTTATCATTTGTAAAATTAATTACCGCAACACTATATAAAAGCATTACTGTACTTGCAAGTGTACTAGCAAGCATGGGTCTGTCATTAGTAATTGCTTTTATATAGTAGGTATTTACTATATCAGTAATGAATACTGCAAAAAATGTTATTAAGTAGTCCATAATGGTTAGTCCTGCAGGAATCGAACCTGCATCATTGCAATCGGAATGCAGTGTCTTATCCATTAGACGAAGGACTAATTTCTACTCTTTGTTGATAGTATGGGTATGCTAACACAAAATAGACATAATCTTTTTCGTCGTGAAAAAGTATATATCTTGAATTTTCGGACTCATCAAATTTACAGTTTGGATGTTCTTGTTGCCACTCAAACAATTTTTCTCTGCTATGTTTTACCCTTGCAGGCATAGCATAATGTGGATTAGTTGTTTTGCAAATTTCAACAATTATCATAAAATTGGAGCGGGTAGCGAGAATCGAACTCGCAAATAATCCTTGGCAAGGATTCAGGTTACCTTTACATCATACCCGCTTGAAACCTTAGTTAGTTTCTTTTACTTCTGCATCTACTACTGTTGGATCACCTGGCTTAACTTCAGCGTTTGGATCACCATTTGGCATTTCTTTGTTACGCTTTTCTGCTTCGTACTTAATAGTTTCACGATATAGATTACCTAACTCTTCGGTAGCTTTGTCCATATCCTCTTTACTATCACCTTTAGCAGTTTCTTTGTACTTAGTCAATGCATCAAGCATTTTAGTTTTTTCTTCTTCAGGAATGTAACCTTCAAGATTTGTAATTTGGTTTTCTAAATTACTAATACTACCATCTAAACTATTACGTGCTTGAACAAGTTCAACTACTTTCTTATCTTCCTCTGCATTAGCTTCTGCATCTTTAACCATACGGTCAATCTCGTCATCACTTAATCCAGAATTAGCCTTGATTGTAATTTCTTTCTCTTTATTGGTTTTCTTGTCAACTGCTTTTACAGACAAGATGCCATTCGCATCAATATCAAAGGTTACTTCGATCTGTGGCATTCCTCGCGGTGCAGGTTCAATTCCCTCAAGGTTAAATTCTCCCAGAGCCTTATTACCGCTTACCACTTCACGTTCACCTTGGAACACTTTGATAGTAACCGCAGGCTGATTATCGTCTGCTGTACTAAAAGTTTGACTAGCCTTGGTTGGAATAGTAGTATTCTTTTTAATAAGCTTACTCATCACTCCACCTAGTGTTTCGATACCTAGGCTTAGTGGCGTAACGTCAAGTAGCAATACATCCTTTCGATCACCGCCTAACACCTGACCTTGAATAGCAGCACCAACTGCAACTGCTTCGTCAGGATTTACATCTTTACGAGGTGCTTTGCCAAAAAACTTTTCAACTGCTTCTTGTACACGTGGCATACGTGTCATACCACCAACAAGAATGACTTCATCAATATCACTGACACTAACACCTGCATCACGAATTGCAACTTCACATGGCTTGATGCTACGTTGAATTAAATCTTCAACTAGTCCTTCAAATTTAGCACGTGTAATTTTGACATTTAAATGCTTAGGTCCAGTTGCATCGGCAGTGATGTACGGTAAACTTACATCCGTTTGTGTTGAACTTGACAATTCAATCTTAGCACGTTCTGCTGCATCTTTAAGTCTCTGTAATGCTAATACATCCTTAGTTAGATCGACACCACTTTCTTTTTTGAATTCATCAACAAGATGATCCATGATGCGTTGGTCAAAATCTTCACCACCTAAGAATGTATCCCCATTAGTGGAAAGTACTTCGAATTGTTTATCATCATCCACATTAGCGATGTCGATAATAGATATATCGAAAGTACCACCACCAAGATCATACACAGCGATTTTACGGTCTTTCTTTTCACTCTTGTCTACTCCATATGCCAATGCTGCTGCAGTTGGCTCATTGATAATACGTAATACTTCAAGTCCAGCAATTTTACCAGCGTCTTTTGTTGCTTGACGTTGGCTGTCATTGAAATATGCAGGTACTGTAATAACTGCTTGTGTTACTTCCTCACCTAAAAAATCTTCTGCAGTTTTCTTCATCTTACGAAGAACCTCTGCACTAATTTGAGGTGGTGCTAATTTTTTGTCATTAACTTCTACCCATGCGTCACCATTGTCTGCTTTAATGATTTTGTATGGAATAAGGTCAATATCTTTTTGCACTGCTTCTTCATTAAATTTGCGACCGATAAGTCGCTTAGAAGCATATACAGTGTTTTTTGGATTAGTAATAGCTTGGCGTTTTGCAGGAGCACCCACCATAATTTCACCATCATTGATGTAGGCGATAATACTTGGCGTAGTTCTTGCACCTTCACTATTTTCTATTACTTTTGGGGTTTTGCCATCAATAATGGCGACACACGAATTGGTTGTACCTAGGTCAATACCTATAATCTTAGACATACTTTTCTCCTTTAAATAAGCAAGATTTTTTTAATCAGTGCCCGATAGGCGCATCTGATATATATATTTATACTTTGTTTTCCATAAAAAAACAATGTAACTGGTGGTAGAGGAGGGAATCGAACCCCCGATAGTTTCCGTATGAAGGAAGTGCATTACCGCTTTGCTACTCTACCATGGTGCTGATGACCGGATTTGAACCGGTGACCTACGCCTTACCAAGGCGTTGCGCTACCAGCTACGCTACATCAGCTTTCATCTATATCTTTTCCGTCGTCTTTATAAAACTTTTCTTGTTTATGTTTCTTTTCTTGCATAGTTTCTTCACCAAAAAACTTGCGAGGATTGCCGCACATATAACATTTAGGGTCGCCACAATTAAATATTTTTGTTTTGTGATGACGGTGTGGTTGTAACATGAAAGGCATTTTGCTCATAACAGAACTAAGTTTATGATAACCATAGTTTTTTGCTAATTGCAATTGTCTTTTAATTTTTGTTTCTTTTTGATGTAGTCTCTCACTGTGTCTAAGTTTATCTTTTTCGTCTGACATACTACACTCCTATATTTGGCGGAGAGTCTAGGAATCGAACCTAGTTCCGCGGCTCTTCAAACCGCTGCTGAATGACCACACTAGCTCACTCTCCTTTTTATTTAACACATAACTTCATGATTTTTTAAAATGAAAAAACCTTTTCTATAAATATTCTAATGAATAAATTAAAAAAATTCACGTCCATAGCTGCATTCGGAGATTGTTCTTTTGCAGGATGCGAAATTCCAATCGAAAATTCTCCTAGTTTTATCGATGTTTTTTCAGGCAAAATTTCAATTCCAGAAGTTGATAATTTAACTAAACCATTTAGTTTTCCAAATTTACTTGCAAAAAAATTAAACGTACCATGTTATAATTTTGCAATGAGCGGTACTGGGCACAAAAGAGGTTTACGAAAATTAACCAACACAATTAATGAATTAGATAACTGTTTGATTTTATTTGCCCTTACTCATTGTTTTGAACAAGAATTCTATAGACCAGATATGCAAGGAATGTTTGGTGTTGATGACACTGGATTTCTCTCTTTAGGATTGCACTGGGAAGATATGCCATACGCAGAGCGCACTACAGAATTAAATAAAATCTATCTCGATAACTTACTCACTAGTGTTTATAATAACTTAAATGAAACGTGTATGTTAGTAGAATCATTATGTCATTACAATAATCTAGATGTAATTCATATTCCTGTAATTGAATACGCAACTACTAACTTTCAACCTAAACACCTATTTAATTTTGATAATCATAACTTTATGTTGAATTGGTGTAATCACGAAAAGTTTGCATATACAGAATTTGGACACTATGAAGCCAAAATGCACACACAACTTGCCGAAATGTTATTTCAATACATCAATGAAAGACAAATTTATTAATTTTTCTTATAGATTACAATCTTGTGATCTGCAAGTGGGTAGTCAAATTCTTTAATTTTTTGAAACTTTTTATCTAAAACTGAAAAAATATCAAGATGATCGTCAAACCAAATTACACTTTTATCTTCTCTCCAATCACCTGGAATTAATCGTTGTTTATAATTGTTTAAACAAATTAAATATCCATGTGGTTTAAGAATAGAGTATATATTCTCTATTTCTTGTATAGGATGTTCTACATGTTGTAAAACAAATGCAGCAATACACACATCAAAACAGTTCGTATAAGAAACTTTATTACATGTTACAAAATTATTAGGATTATTAATATACTGGGTCGCATATATTAACATGTTTAAGCTTATATCGGTGCCAACTATTTTACAATTAAATTTATCAATCAGTTTTTTACTAATTCTACCCATACCAACACCAAAGTCAATTACACAAGTATTTTGATCTATAAGATGTTCATTGTCAATTATTTCAATAAAATAGTTTGTATCGTTTTCAAACCTGTTCGGAAATTTTGGATCAGGTGTCAACACAATATCTTTTGCGTGATCCAAATTTATTGGATCAAAAATTGCAGATTGATAACCTTTCATATTATCCTTTTATTTGGGGTGAAGGACGGGATTCGAACCCGCAACAACAGGAATCACAATCCTGGACTCTACCAATTGAGCTACCGACACCATAGTTATTCAGCACGCCATTCAACACGACCATGTTGGTCAATGTGTGCAATGCTTTGCATACGTTTTATTTCAACGTATTCACGCTTTTCTGTAATAATTTCGCCGCCTCTTTGTACAAGTTCATTAATTTTGATAAGTGCAACTTGCCCAATTGGCATAAATCTTTTAAATTTGTTTTCCATGTTACGTCTCCTAAACAACTGGTACCCCAGGAAGGATTCGAACCTCCGACTCCTGCGTTCGTAGCACAGTACTCTAGTCCACTGAGTTACTGGGGCTTATATTGGCTGGGGATGATGGACTCGAACCACCGAATGTCGGAATCAAAATCCGATGCCTTACCAACTTGGCGAATCCCCATTCAACAGGTAAGAAAAGGTAGCAATGCTACCCTTTCACGCTACACGTAAATTGTAAATCAGCTATTAGCGATTTGCAATGTACATGGTGATTTCAAATCCAAAACGCATATCAGTTGCACTTGGTGTTGTCCACATGTTAATCTCCTTTAAGTTAATACATGTACTGCACATGTATTTAAGAGAGTATACAACACAAAAATGGTTCTGAACATACGCAATGTAATGAACGATAGCTAAGTAAAATCATTAAAGTTACCATATAGAAACACACTCGTACCCACTAGAGAATTTTATTCGTGCCCAGTAGAGAATGTGTTTTTATATGGTAGGAGCACAGGGATTCGAACCCTGACCTGACGGATTAAAAGTCCGCTGTCTTAACCGTTTGACTATACTCCCATAGATACACCATATAGTTGGAACATCAATCTTGCTCGTTTATGTTTATCAAGATATGTCCAACCATATCTAAACAAGCCTTTCTTATCACTATCCATAACAGGATCTCCTTTTGAAAATTAATGGTGGGTGCTGATGGTAACGCTCCACGAACTCAACTTCCCATCTCTCAGAGTAACGGTTTTACAGACCGCCGACGGGGGCAACACCCTTTAAAACTTGGCGACACTTACGGGATTCGAACCCGTGATCTCATGCGTGACAGGCATGCGCATTAGGCCAGCTATGCTAAAGTGCCAATTTATTTTACGCCTAAATACTTTTTATTCACATACGATTGTATTGCTTGATGACTGACATTGTTAATGTGTACACCCGGAGCAATATTACGCCTACCTGAACTATCAAAATAATTTCTTGTTTCTATGCCATACACACTATAATTAACCTGTGCTGTATGATACGCACCAATTGTTATAATAGAGTAAGGCTTATGTTTTACATTTTTTAAAACATGCTTGATGCTTTCGGCACCTTTACTATAGCCATACAACTGATATTGTTTTTTGTTACTGTTAATAAATTTAACTGCAATGTGTGGTTGATTCCAACTATATGTCATTGCACACGCATTAATTTTTTTAGCATATTGATTAAAGGCATGACTATCAAACAAATCATTGATGCCTTTAAATCCAATAACATATTTGTCACAACTAAAACAATTTTGTGATACAAATAATAAAAATAAAAGAATGTATTTCATATTAGTTTTGTAGCCTGCACTATATGCCTAACTCAACAGCTTTACACGTGATTACTGTTTATTGTTTCGGTTACATAACGCCTGCGCTTGCCTCTGAGCTTACAAGCTACAAAACTAATATAAACTATATTGAAACACTCTGTCGCACAGCCCCACCGCGTATGCTAGCACTTTCAATGGGAGCTTCCTACAAAATGCTTCAATATAATTGCTTAGGCCACGCTTTTCCACGGTCGCCCCCAAGCTGAGTTGTTACCCTGTCCGAACACTGTTTGGCGATTTGCCGACGAAGTGTCCACGCTGCTATGTTGTCTGAAACACCGGAGACACCACATCGAAATGCAGAGTCTATGTCTCGCTAAAGGTGCCATAGCCACCTGGACTTTATCGTATTACCAAACGCTACTTTATGGAAAGTAGTAACCGGAAATCTTACACAGTTTTCACAGGAACTTAATCCCTTCATCCTGAGGTACCATCTTATAGAATGGGCTTCCCTATGTGTATCAGGCTCTGCTCTTTACTGCTACAATCTTTATTTGCCACTAGTATAACACTAAACACATTTAATGTCAAACATATTGAAACACACTAACGGAATCGAACCGTCCGCCTTAAAGGATCCCTTGCGGCATCCCGGCTGCACCGAGCAAGGCTTGTACTTTGCCTAATGTGCTTCAATATGGTACCCACTCTTGGAATCGAACCAAGGACCCTCGCCTTATCAAGACGATGCTCTAACCGACTGAGCTAAGTGGGCATCATTGCTATGTTCTTTTGCGAGAACTCTAGTTGCAGTTTGAGAGGCATCCATCCTAGGAAGGAGAGGCACATCCTGCCACAGCGTAAAGCGACACTGTGCATTTTTTATGGTAACCGCTACCGAGCATTTGACGCTCGTATCACAGTTAGTCGGGCTACCATATTGAAACACACTAAGCATTAAAGTCCAACGACGAGTTTACGACCAGCCTAATGTGCTTCAATATGGCGTCCACCGTCGGTATCTCACCGCACTCCAAAAACAAGATGCGATCTTGTCTCTACGAATCTCTCGTTGAGTGGACATAACTGTTTAACCATATTGAAACACACTCCCAAGGGGCTGTCATTAACCCACTTGTAACTTTGTACAACCTGTCGGGTAGCTACTCCCGTACTCTTGTACTCACCGTGAAGCTGGCACGGCAATGACAGAAATGTGTTTCAATATGGTACACCGTATGGGATTCGAACCCATCTAGCCACCTTGAAAGGGTGGTGACCTCAACCAGATGTCTAACGGTGCATAAAACTTAAATTGTTAAAGAAACTACTACGATTCAGACATTGTATCTCGTTTTGGATTTAATGTCAATAAAAAAATTGGTCGGGGAAGTGGGATTCGAACTCACGATCTCCTGCTCCCAAAGCAGGCGCTTTAAGCCAGACTAAGCTACACCCCGAATTGTTTTGGTGGAGGATAACAGAATCGAACTGTTAATCTCGGCTTGCAAAGCCGATGTTATCCCATTTAACTAATCCCCCAAATTTGGTCCGGCCGCCAGGAATCGAACCTGGATCAAAAGCTTAGAAGGCTTCTGTACTGTCCATTGTACTACGGCCAGATAATTAATCCACATTATATCTCAACTGTGGATTAATGTCAACCTATGACAATAGTACTCTACTGTGTTTAGGAATACCAGACTTCAAATAATCCATTTGATCAGCAAGGATGTTGCGATTTTGCAAAATCATTGCTTCAAAATGATTAGGTACATATGGAACGTACAGTAATTCCATACCACTTTCCTTTAATGTTTTGTTATCTTTTTTGTTATTGCAACTTCTACATGCAGTAACAACATTCATCCAAGTATTCTCACCACCTCTGCTTTTTGGCATAATATGGTCACGGCTCAGAGTATTTGGATTAGGAAAATGGTCTCCGCAATATGCACAAACATGGCGATCACGACCAAACAATGTTTTATTTGATAGTGCTACTTTACCATGCTTGCTAGGGTCGAATCCATGTCCTTTGATTGCAATGATACTAGGAGTTTCAATGTAGCTAAGCTTGCCATCATTCTGCACACCACCATGAAACTTTGCAACAACCTCACCTAGCGACCATGCAACCATATCCTTCGCAAAATATGTGATTGCATTTTCGTGCGAAATCCATTGTCTAGGGATTCCACCGATGTCCAACGCTAGTACTGACATGATTCTCTCCTTAAAAGTTAATTATATTTAGACACTCTTATAGTGGGTCATTCACTTTGCCGTCGAAAGGCAACGAAGTGTTCATCTATTAAAAGTGTATGGTAAAGCAAACTAGTACCGCCTTATCGGTGCGATTCATATTGTTGAGCTAATTTGCTTTATCATTCGAATTTTACTGTGCTGTTACCGCCAGCATTTTCATCCTCGACTCCGCCCGTTCATAGTATGTTTATAGTGCGCTATTGAGACCTCGTTTCTCTCACACTTTAACATATTAGGATTCTAACATGTTATCTGGTTTATTGTCAACCTTATCAATGTAACCATAATAAATTCGCAATCTTTCAAATTTTTCTCTTATCAAACTGTCAAGTTGCTCATCTGTTAACACATGGTCATTGACAAAGTTATCATTTTGATAAGTCAATATACTCTCCATAAAATAAAAAACCCTGGGACTTTTGTGTACCAGGGTTTAGATAATCGTACTACGAAACTTCTACTTACCTAAACCCTCCGAAACCTCATTAATATTGCGGTCACTTGTTGAGGCATAAAACCCTACAGGTAGCCACGCCATTATCGTTGGCTGCTTTCTGGTTAAATGTTTACAAGTAAAGTTTCTCATAGTAATTTTATTTAGTCCTGTTGCAAAATATTATACTTTTTCTTGCAAAAAATGTCAATTTTAAATTTGCCCACTTATTTTTTTCAATTCTGATAACATTTTTGTGACTGAACCTACAATATTTAAATCGTCCTCAGATATGAATTGTATTATATCTTTATCATCGACTATGCACAAGATTCTTGTTAACCTATCTTCATCAAATATGATATCTAAATTATTTGCTAAACTTGCATGTGCTTGAGGATGGTCTGTAAAAAGGTACACACTAGAATTACCTTCTTTTTGACTGATTACACTCCAAGCTGCCTCTGCGAATCCCTTATCCTTAGATCCTATCATTAGAATAATGCCATTTTGTGCTAATTGTTGCGATATTTTATGGAATCCAATCAATTCATCTGGATGCACATACGCAAAATTATTTGGATAAAAAACAAATATTTTCCAAGCACCTTCAAAGGTTTTCTCATTTACTAGTTTTCTAGCATTTGGATTAGCTTCATTTGGCTTAATGCAATTGATTGCATAAGAGCCGACTGTATCACCTATGTTTTTCATAAGTGTATTTAGTCTGAAATTTTACCCCAATTAAACTTTAACCAAACACGTTCATGTATGTAGTGAGCCAATGTCATCCATATATTGATTATAATTGCACCACTTATTCCTGTATAGGCTGCTGTTACTAGAGTAGCTACTATTCTCCAACTGATGGCTCTTACTATTGTTCTCTTATGTGTTTCCATTTTATCTCCAAAATAAAAGCCCCTTTCGGGGCTGTTTTAATTACTTAATACTCTTGCCACGGACGTTATAACTGCTGCTATTCGTCCAATGTCACGCAATTGTTCTACTGTATATCCCTCTTGCTTGAGCGTTTCGTAATGAGCTTTCACGCAAAAATGACACTTACCTACAATACTTGCTGCAAGACTATATGCTTCAAATCTTGCCTTAGTTGTGCCACCGTGACTTGCGATAGCATTCATGCGCAATTGTGCAGGTAAACCTTTAAGTTGTTCGTCATCTGCCATTTCAACATATGGATACCAAATGTTGTTTTGTGCCATAAGACTTGCTGCCGTCAGTGCTGCGTCAGCCTCGGTGCGATTAGCCAGTTGACTATGAACCCATGTCCAAAACTTACTATTGCCAGTTGCAAATGCTGCTGCTAATGCTATTGCTTCTGCTTCCTCAACTGGCAATGAGCTACGTTTAATTACTGCATCTATATTTAATTTTGTATCTTTTGCGTATTCAGGAATACTTTGTTCCTTTAATGCATCTACCCATGCTGTCATTTTGTTAATGCTCCTAATTGTCTGTATCCTTTATATGTAGGGTGAATCTTATCAGGAGATAGTTCTGGAATTGTTATAAAAGTATCACCATAATGTCTAGCAATCTTTCTAACAATTTCTTGCTTTTCAGGTTTAATAGCAGGAACGATCCAAAATACTTTATCTGAGTTAACAAAACTTCTAAGTGCAACTAATTCAATTTCGGTATTTAAATTTTTATAATCATTGCTACCTAAACTGATAATTGTAGATTTAGCAGGTTTGATTTTTTTAACATACGCATCGTTCCAATCACGACTATTGATGCCGCTTTTAACATACGCAACACATTCTGTGCGTATGTCGCTAACACCTTTTGCAATACTATCTCCTAAGATAAGGCACTCTATCATAGTGTTTCCTTATAGTGTTTCGCCGCCAACTGCACGGTTACATGCACACAACTCACCGGTTTGCAATGCATCTAATACACGTAGTGTTTCTTCTGGGCTGCGACCAACGTTCAAGTTGTTAACAGTAACATGTTGGATAACGTTGTCTGGATCAACAATAAATGTTGCACGTAGTGCTGCTCCTGCAGGTGCATAGAATATACCAAGTTGATTGATCAAACTTAGTTCACCGCGCTGTGTGTCGGCAAATTGAGTGTGTGTGATCTTTGCAAGATCAGGATGTGCCTTCTGCCATGCTAGTTTGCAAAACTCATTGTCGGTGCTACCCGTGAGCAAAACTGCATCACGGTCTTTAAAATCGTTAGTTAGTTTGTCATATGCTACAATTTCTGTTGGGCAAACGAATGTGAAATCTTTTGGGTAGTAAACGATTACTTTCCATTTACCTGAGAATGATTCGTCGGTAATATCAAAAAACTGATCGCTACCTGGGTTGACGCCTGTTACGGCAAATTTTTCGAGTTTGTGTCCTACTGTTTTCATTTGTGTCTCCTTATGTGTGAATGAAATATAATATTTGACTATTATAATCTAGTTATTTAGCTTTCTTAAA